TCGATGCGATGCGCTACTTTGCAATGATGGGCCTATCGATAAGAAAATCGCGAAAAGTTATCATAACGTAGGGCAACTGCATGAATTTTTCCAAATTTTGCACCTAAGCGGGTACAAAAAATAAACAAAACCACATTTTTCAGTTATATAAGTATGAGAGTAGTAATCCCAACATCACTAAGCGAGATAAAATTGTCTCAATACCAACGATATCAAAAGGTATTAAAGGACAACCTCGACGATGAAACCTTCGTTTGCATTCAAATGGTAGCGATATTTTGCAACCTAACTGTTGCCGATGTAATGAAAATCCCTGTAAATGATTTTACTGATATTATTGAAACTCTTGCAAAAGTATTGGATCAAAAACCGAAGCTCGTTCGCACGTTCAAAATGAATGGCGTTCACTACGGATTTATACCAAACTTTGATAAGATTACACTCGGCGAACACGCAACGATTGACACGCTGCTCGGAACTGACGAAAATATACCGCTATTAATGTCGGTACTATATAGACCTATTAAACGCAAAGCAGGCGAATTTTATGAAATTGAGGACTACGATGGCGACGAAAGCAAGGCTGATTTTTATAAGGATGTCACAATGGATGTTGTGGTTGGCTCGATGCTTTTTTTTTGGACTTTAAACAAGGAATTGTTGAGCAATACCCTATCGCATTTGGAGGCCAAAGCAGCGAGGGAGGGACTGAATTTGGAGGAAATTTTGGAGAACGCTGGGGTTGGTATCAAAGCTTTGTTAGATTGTCGCGAGAACTTAGAATCCACGTTCGAGATGTGGGAAAAGAGCCTCTTCATGAATCACTCACGCTACTATCATATTTAATAGACGAGTCTTTGGAGGAAGCTAAACAAATTAAAAAACAAATGAAATAATGCGAACATTTTACCAAGCAATAGACTACATAAAAACCACGCTCGAAAGTGCGCCGCTCCTTAACACCATTACTCAAGGCACGGACATAATCGACAACGTGAAAAAAAATATATTCCCACTCGCTCACATCAACGTACTATCGTCAGTCGTTAGTACTGGCGTTGTGACTTTCACTTTTGAAGTGGCGGTGGTTGACATTCGCAATATGTCAAAGGTGCAAATCAAGGATAAATTTTTAGGCAACGACAACGAACTCGACAACCTAAACACCTGCCACGCGATACTCAACTACATGATTACAAAAATGCAGCTCAGACGAAACGAGAACGACATTGAACTTTTAAACGAGCCAAATTTGCAGCCGATATTTATGGCGTTCACAAATGCGCTCGATGGTTGGAAGTGCGACATTGAGTTAAGCGTTCCAAACGACCAATTTTCAGTTTGCTGCGATGGAAACTAAAATCGTTCAACAGGCCCTCAACGAATTTGGCGCGTCAGTTGTAGAGCGAGCGCAAGCCAATTTAAAACGAGGGGGCAAATATGGCACGCACAACGCAAGCGGCAACCTATCGAGGTCGCTCACGTTCAAAACAAAGATAAACCCGAACTCGTTGGAGTTTGATTTCTTTGCTGAGTCATACTGGAAGTTATTAGACTACGGAACAACAGGGAGCCAATCGAGTAGAAAGGCTCCACAATCGCCTTACAAGGCAAGCGCGTCAACAGGTGCAATTGATAAATGGGTTGTTCGTAAAGGATTGAAAGGCACCCGAAGCGCAAGCGGTCAATTCACAAGCCGCAAATCGATGGTCGCAGCGATAACCCGCTCGATAAATAAAACAGGAACACCCGAGACTAAATTTTTTCGCTCGGCATTTGATTTAGAATACCAAAACTTTGACCAAGTTATAGCCGAAAAATACGGCTTAGACTTAGAATCATTTTTAAAATATGTAGTAAATGAAAATATTAAACGTTAGAAGTCCTTATTTTTTACAAGTGCGAGAGGAGACTCAAGTCGCTGCGCAAATCCGGCTATACATTTGGCACAAAGGCGAAACGATGCCAACGCAACCGATCTACCTCGAGAAAAAAATACCTTCTCCGACTGATTATGAGATTGTGTTTAACATCGCTCCGTTTATCGCTCAAAAAATAAATCCGATTGACGCGTACACCGAAATTTATCCCGACCAAGAGAACAACGACGCTTGGGTTTATGTCTTTGCGGAGTCTTACTATCAAATCGTAGACGACAAAACGTGGTATATTGACCGCGAGTTTAATTTCGTAGGCGTTAGCGGTTTCACTTCTTACATGGGTGGGTACAATCAAATCACCGATGGCAAAATTGCCTACTTGACAAATCCCGATATTAAATACTATTTTGATGAGGATTTGGCTCAAGCGGACCTACCATATTTTAACGTTTTAATTGATCATGATGGAGACTCACTTACGGAGGTTAAATGGACAAATCGTCGAAATTTGTCCTCAAGTACATTCACTCTTTTGGATGGAAGCAACGACGCTGATATTTATATGTTTAAAATCCCTGCAAAAAACGCAGATATTACAAACCATAATTTCGGCAATGATATCATAATCGAGAGCGAGCTTGTTGAAACGATACAACCGACTGTCACAATGATACCGATTTGCGAGGGCAAATACACGCCAGTAATATGCGAGTTTTTAAACCGATTTGGAGGGTGGCAATTCCTTACGTTTTTCAAAGCACAGACAAATAGTTTGCAAACTGAAAACTCAACGTTTCACTTATTGCCCGACGAGTTAGACTACAACCCACAACGCAACCAGTTCCAATCGTTCAATTTTAGCGGTAAACAAAGCGTGACTCTTAACACAGGTTGGGTTGATGAGAACTTTGCGAATGTAATCACGGATTTGATGTTAAGCGAGACAGTACTACTTGACAATAAACCAGTGAACGTGAAAAGCAAATCGACCAATCTGAAGACTCGAATCAAAGATAAAAATATCAACTATACAATTGATTTCGAGTACTCGTATAACTTAATTAACGACGTGATTTAAATGGTTGCATTATACATTTACGACTTCGACGGCCAAGCGGTAAATCGAATTGAGTTATTCAACGATGAGAAAATCTCAATCACATCGTCAATTCAAAACTTCAACGACATCGGTAAACTTTTTACCGACTATTCTCAGACGTTCACGGTGCCAGCGAGCAAACACAATAACACCATTTTCAAACATTGGTATGAGTCAGCGGTAGGACTTACAAACGATGAGGATCCGCTCGATGTAGATTTCGCTTTTGACCACAGGATAAAATACTACGGATACATCGAGATTGACTCAATCCCATTTCGTGATGGCAAATTCTTAATGCAAAAGGCCAATAAGAAAAATAATTTTATCGAATCATATACGATTAATTTCGTGGGTAATTTGGTGCAGCTCAAAGACAAATTTAAGGAGGACAAATTGAACGTTCTCGAAGGATACGAGTCTTTAAATTTCGAGTATAATTTTACCAATGTAATTGATGGGGACTATCCAAATATAAAGTTCCCGCTTATTGCGTCAACTCGTAGATTTGAATTTGAGACAGGAACTTCAAGCGATGTAACTACAACTGCTGGAGCAATTCCTTATACCGAGTTATTCCCTGCTATTCGAGTGAGCAAAATATTTGATTTTATCGAAAGCACATACGGCTTAAATTTTGTAGGTGATTTTTTAAATTATGCTTTATTCAAAGAGCTATTTTTGTTTTGTAAAAACTCGGAGGAGTTTAACTTTTATAGCGAGCCACAAAGCCCAAATTTTACATCAACCACTCCTGCAAGTTTTCCCGAATTTAATTTAGCACTTGACCAATGCACTGTTTCATTTGGACTTGATCCAGAGGCGTTTCGATTAGAGTCATGGATAAAAGTATACCCAACCGATCCAACAATAAACTACACCGTTCAGATATTTGACAATGGACAATTATACGCGACTTACGAAGACTTGGAAGGTGATAGCGATTTGGGGTATTATAGCAAATATAGAGAGCAAGAGAATACAATAAACGGTCAATATGTGACTCGTCGATTTACTTATAAAATCAGTTCTCAGCTTCCAATGACTTACGACGCATTCATAAATTTAAAACGTAATTTTGGAAGTGGATTTAGTTTCTTTTATAGAACGGCAAACTCTTACGCAAATACCACGTCGGGAGATTTACAAATTCGTAAATACATTCCGGACTTGACCGTTGAGGCTTTTGTAACCTCAATTGTAAAAGCGTTGAATTTGGTTGTTGTTCCAATTAACGAAAATACATTTTTATTTCAGCCGCTTGAGGCATTTTATCAAGAGGGCAGAGTCGTAGATTTAAGCGAGTACATTCACGCCGAAGACATAGAGGTAAACAGGCCAAATCTATTTCGACAAATCTCATTCAAATACGAGAAATCGGACAACGTTTTAAATACGAATTTTAGAAATACTTTCAATCGTGACTATGGCGATTTAACATACGACAATCCTAACTCGGCATATACTACAAATTACGAGGTAAAACTTCCGTTTGAGAATATCATGTGGGAGCGATACACTGGTTATGATTTTATCACGGCCACGTGTTGGAATATAAACTTGCAACCTTACGTTCCGAAGCCAATTTTAATGTATTATAACGGCATTCAAGAGTTAAGCGATGGCAATATTTACTACACCGACGGAACGACTCCATCCTTGTATTTAGAATACCCACGTTTTACAAATGAACTTGGAGCAGGAGGCAGCGATTTGGCGTACTTGCAAACACTTAATTGGGGCGAGGAAATTTCAACGTGGTTTTTAGGAAGGGCACCAAGAGGCTTATTCCAAAGATACTACCAAAACTCAATTTTTAACATTTACAACCAACGAACGCGAGTAATAAAAGCAAAAGCACAACTTGACACCTACTGGCTTACATCGTTAAAATTAAACGACCGAATTGTGGTGTCAAATAAACGCTATTTAATCAACACAATGACAACCGACCTCACAACAGGCGCAGTCGATTTTGAGTTAATTAATGATTTTAGAGATATTCAAGGCGCGGTTGCGAGACGTTACTCAAACATTCAAGGCTTAGAGATTGACAACACGGCCCAAAACATCGAGGTACAATTGTATCGAATCGATTACGATTATTTTAACGTGGTTGCGTCGGGTGGTTTTTTAAGTTATCCGCTGACATCAAACAACGACACGGACATAATTTTAAAACTGACTATTTCAGCAAACACAACAGGTGTATATAGAGAGGACTCAGTCGCGTTGCAGTACTATTTAAATGGAGTAGAAACCGAAGTTAAAATACCAGTTTATCAAAATGCTTAATAATATACTACAAATGCTCCAAATCGCGGAGCAATACGAGAACAACGAGACGATATCTATTGCCAAGGGGCGATACGAATACACGCGCAACTATTTACAACTATTTAAAAAAGCACTGAAATGGCAATAGAAAAGGTAATTGATATAAAAGTACAAGGCAACGTCAACGAGGCGGTTGGCTCTTTACGATCACAACTTAGACAAGCGCAACAAGAGGTCGCAGCGTTGTCCGATAAATTTGGAGCAACTTCGGCTCAAGCCATTGAGGCTGCTAAAAGAGCGGGAGAACTTAAAGACCGAATCGGAGACGCTAAGGCGTTGACTGACGCGTTCAATCCCGACGCTAAATTTAAGGCTTTGACCTCGTCTTTGTCGGGTGTTGCTGCTGGGTTTTCAGCGTATCAAGGTGCGCTCAATTTGGCGGGTGTTGAAAATAAAAACTTAGAGGAGTCGCTTTTAAAAGTGCAAAGCGCAATGGCTTTATCGCAAGGATTGCAAGCGTTAGGTGAAAGCCGCGACTCATTCAAACAACTCAAGGCCGTTGCAACCGACGCGCTCAAAGGAATCAAAGCGGGAATCGGTGCAACTGGTATTGGTTTACTTGTAGTTGCGTTGGGAACTATTGCAGCGAATTGGGAGGATATTGTAAGCGCAGCAAAAGAGGCATTCCCTGCACTTAATAACGTGGGTAATGTTTTCAACAAATTAAAGGAGTACGCATTCGGGGCGGGTAATGTAATTAAGAATTATATCTTAATGCCATTCAAAGCGTTAGGCCAATTGATTGCAGGCGATTTTAAAGGCGCGATTGAGGAAATTAAAAAAGGCTTTGATGTCGTTGGAAATTACGAGGCAGGTGCAGCCAAAGAGCGTCAAAACCAAAGAGACGAAGCGGCAGCCGAGCAATTGGCTAAATTGGTAAAAGACAACGAAAACCGAATAGCAGTTTTAAAAGCAAGCGGCAAAGACACCTACGCCTTAGAGCTTGAGAATTTAAAAAATAAGCAAAAGCTATACAAAGACGATCAAGAGAAACTCGACCAAGCGTTGCAAGATGAGCGAGTTTTGCGAGCCACACACGGCAAACAATTAAGCGATGCTGAAGCGGCATTGAATAAAAAATTAGCTGAGGAGCGATTTGCAGCAAGACAAAAAGAGGCTGAGGAGTTGGCTGAATTAGCAAAGCAAAAAGCCGAGAGAATACAAGAGGATTTCGACAATTTGTACAAAGCAAATCAAGACGCTCAAAAAGTAGTAATGGAGTCGACAATGACTCAGCAAGAAATTGAACTCGCGGCAATTGATAAAAAATATCAAGACCAAATTGCACTCGCCACAAAATTAGGTCAAGACACTACAACTTTGACCGACGCATTTGCAGTTGAGCGCACCGCAGTAATGCAAAAGTACGCAAGCGAGGAGGATAGAATTAGAGAGGAGCAAAAGCAAAAAGACGAGAAAGCCGCAGAGGACACAAAAATAAGAGAGCGAGCAGTCGCAAACGCCAAGCTCGACATCGCTCAAAATACACTTGCATTAATTGGCGAGATTGCAGGCAAAGGCTCAAAAGTAGGTAAGGCGTTAGCGTTGGCGCAAGCTACAATCAGCGGATATCAAGGGGTGCAAAATGCATACACAACCGCTCAAGCCTCGCCAATTACTTTGACATTTCCTGCATACCCATATATTCAAGCTGGACTTGCTGGAGCGTTCTCCTTATTGCAAATTAAGAAAATTATGTCAACCGATCCAAGCGGATCAAGTGCGCCAAACTTAGGAGGCGGTGCAGGCGGAGGCGGCGGTGCAACTCCTCCATCGTTCAACGTTGTTGGCTCAACAGGTGTCAACCAATTAGCGGGTGCAATAGGCAATCGAGAGGCGGCACCAGTGCAAGCGTATGTCGTTGCAAATAATGTGACAACGGCCCAAAGTTTAGACCGTAACATTATTCAAAGCGCAACGCTTGGGGGGTAATATTTTCAGCTTATAACCTTAAAAAAATATAAAATTTTAAGGTTATAGGTTGAAAAATTGGTTAAGTTTTTCAATCTATGGGTTGAATATTCAAGGTTAAAACCTTGAAAACGAAAAAAAGTTATGTCATTAAATTAAAATTTAATGCAAAAAGTTTATAACAAACAATTAAAAATCAGTTATTAGGGTATGGACACTTACAAAGTAATGTTTAATGAGGAAGATAACGAGGGCGTTTATGCCGTTTCACTCGTATCCGATCCAGCAATTGGAGTGCAGTTTATCACTTTGTCACAACAAAAAGAGATACAACTCGCAACCATAAACGAGGAGCAGCGTATTTTGTTAGGCGCGGTATTAATACCAAACCAACCAATTTATCGCAACCAAGACGGCCACGAGTTTAACATCGTATTCCCTGCGGAAACGATTAAGCAAGTGCAACAAAATTTCAGTCGTCAAGGATATCAGAACAACTCAACGATTGAGCATTCGGGTACACAAATCGAAGACGTGACATTTGTTGAAACTTGGATAAAAGAGGATGAGGTACACGACAAGTCAACGATGTACGGATTTAACGAGCCAGTCGGGACGTGGTTTGCAGCTATGAAAGTAAACAACGAGGACATTTGGAACAACTACGTTAAGACAGGCAAAGTCAAAGGCTTCTCAATTGATGGGGTTTTTGACATGGAGAAAGTAAATTTAAAAAGTGAATATAGTATGAATTTAAATGAAATCGTTAACGCGATAAAAGACGGTTTCGCTTCGGTAAAGTTATCAAGCGAGACTGAGCAAGTGGAAGTTGCAATGGCTACCATGATGCTCAAAGATGGTGTTACCGTTTTGGAGGCTGACTCTTTTGAAACTGGGGTTTATAACGAACCAAAAGCAGTTTTTGTAGTAGCTGAAAACGGAGACAAAGTTTCTGCTCCAATTGGAGAGCATGTACTTGAAGACGGCAGAATTTTGGTAATTACCGAAGAGGGAATGATTGCCGAAATTAAAGAGATGGAGGCTGAGGCCGAAGTTGAAGTAACTGTTGAAGCTGACGTTGAAATGTCCAAAGAGGATCAATTCGCGGAGTTAGTAAAATCAATCGTTACATCAATGAGCGTTGAAGTAGCCAAACAAATCGAAGCGGTAAGAACTGAGTTAAGCTCACAAATCGCTGAGGTTAAAACTTCTCAAGTTGAGGTTAAGGCTTCAACAAAAGCGAAACCCGAAGTAAAAGAGGTTTCAAACTCAAATGTCAAATTGACAAGAACACAAAAAATTCAAAATAATCTTAAAAACTTAAACTAATGCCTACTACAACTACAGTAAGTTCAAATTATGCTGGCCGCGATGCGGGCGTAATTATTGGTCAAGCGTTCAAAACGATTGACACTATCGAAAAAAATGCGGTAACTATCGCTGAAAATGTAAACTATAAATTGTCTTTGCGTAAAATCGCATACACTGACGGAACAACTGCTTACACTTGCGGATTTGCTCCTGCTGGGACAATCGTATTAAACGAAAACTTAATCGAGCCTTTCAAATTCAAAAACGATTTTGATGTTTGTAAAGAAGATTTCCGTGCTACTTGGTCTGATGGAATCATGGGCGCAGGTGCTGCAAATGGTACTGCTCCTTCTGACATCATGGATGCTATCCAAGCTGAGGTTTTGGGTGCTATTGGTGAGAAATTGGAGACTGACATTTGGCAATCAGACACAAACTTCGACGGTTTCTTAACTTTGTTCGCTGCTGATGGAGATGTAAACAAACCAACTGCTGACGCTGCTGTAAGTGAGTCAAACGTTTTGGCTAAATACTTGAAACCTGCTTTGGCTGCCGTGCCAATCGCTTTGAGAAATAAAGATTTAGTATTTGCAGTATCTCCCGACGTTGCTCAATACTACGCTTTCTACTTGTCAACTCAAGGAATTGTTTACGGAAACGGAAACAACGACTTCGCTTTAACTTTCGGACGTCACACTTTGACCGTATTAAACGGACTTCCTGCGAATACAGTTGTAATCTACGAGCGTAAAAACTTAGTTTTCGCAACAGGTTTGACTGCTGACCACAACCAAGTGGCTATGGTAGACGAAGACGAAATCGGTCTATTGACTGGTAAAGTTCGCGGTAAGGTAGTTTACAACGTAGGAGTTGGATACTACAACGCTGAGGAAATTGTTTACTTGACTTTAGACTAATTACTAATAAAGACCGCTCGTTAACTCGGGCGGTTTTAAATACCTAAAAAATAGATGGCCTGTTTAATAACAAAGGGTAAATTATTGGGTTGCAAAGACCAACGCGGTGGGATTAAGAATTTGTATTTTGCAAATTACGCCGACTATGGTTACACAATTGCAGCTCAAGTATTGACCGACCTTGGAGACCTTGCTGAGGTTTTCAAATACGAGGTAAAGGCTACAACAAACGCCTTGACCGAAACTGGTACAAGTTCAGAGGACAACGGAACATTTTTAAACGCCCAATCTTTGGCCGTTACGCTTCCGAAATTAGGCG